GTTCGGCGATACATTAAAAATTTCCCCTCGAAAGGGTACAAAAAACTGTTTCGTGAACAAAATACCCCTTTCGGGAAGCGCAAAGAACTTCTAACATCCATCATGTAAATGATTGGGAAGAAGAGAAAACGCCTCACCGAAGCGTTTATCTTTTAAGCAGGAACTGCACCAGCACCTGTACAATAGTACATTTGCGGAGCGCAAAGGAAAAAACTTAATGAAAAATCTGTACCTGCATTACAGTATTTTTCCATATACAATGATGCTAAATCAATGTATTGATAAGTTTTAAGAAATGCTAATATGTTATAAGTATCAGCATCAGTGCCATCCTCTGTATAACCAATAGTGGTTTTCAATGGTTTAGTTATGGCATAACGTTGTCTTGTCATTTGAGGCATTTCAACTGAAATTGATGGATTCACACGACAATCTGTTTTAACAGTACCACAAGTGGAACTCCAATTATATCTTGACATTTGTCTTTGATTAACATTCCTAGTTGATCCCGTAGTGATCAATGTGGTATATTCTCCAATGAGATTTTGTGAATTTGCTGCAATGGATCTAATGTCTCGAGTACATCTCAAGGAAGTAATCAATTTGTTTTGATCATTAACATGGAAATGCCATTGTATGGCTCCACGTCTTGCAACAAACATAGGTGTCACCCAAGATAATGGTGTATGTTCCACCCATGAATATGGAAAATTAGCAGCCGGAGCAACAACACCTTTAGCATATGTTGCAGAATATGGATCATAACCTGGAGATGAAGGAAATCTTGTCTGTGCAAAATAAACTTGTTGTAAATAAGCTGAAGTAGATGTCGATCCCACTTCACCAAAATATATTGTTTGATTTAAACAAGATCTTTGTAGAAGAAGTCTCAATGAAGGTATTGCTTCACCCCAATTCACAAGATAACGATCAACCAAAGGTGTACTTTTTTGCTGGTCATCAGATTCAACATTTTCAACTAACGCTTGAACTACGTATGGTTGAATAGCATTTTCAAGTGGTTTTGGATTTGCAAATTCAAGATTCTCAGCCCCTCTAACAAAAAACATGACAGTAACATTAGCGGTATCAGTTGGTGCTGAAAGATTATTTAACACACGTAATGACATGTAACCATTTTGATATGCTGCATTAAATGTGCCTAATGTACTAGCAGAACCATGACCATCATACACATTAGATGCTGTCAACATCCACATCTGATATGAAAGATATGGAATTCGCATTTCAATTTCAGTTGTCTCACCAATGTCAATGATTTTAGTCAATGTTCTATTGGAAATATCAGTAGTTACACCTGTGGGAACAGGATCCCAATGCATACGAAGACGACCCCTATGATATTGTGAAGCAACAACTTTGATAGTAAAAATAATATCACCACGCCAATTGTCAAACATACGAGCTATATACGCCATAGGTGTAAAACCCATGGTGTAAACTGTGTTAACAGCAGCACCTTGCCTCAACATACTTGGACTGATGTTTGCATTATACAACAGAGTGTCAGGTGCATCAGCAGAATACCAAATGGTAGAACCAAGAAAACTATCTTTTTGAACAATATTAGCTACAGACAATTCATCTTCACCATTTGAAGAAGAGACTATTCTAGGATCTATAGACAATTCAGCCTTAGGATCCAAAGTCATTTTCGACATAGGTTCAGAAATATGTGCGGATGCCAAATCATGGAAAAATAATGGTTTAACTGGTTTAACATTTTCAATAACTGGAACTTTAGACCACCCAAATAGACCTGCGACTGATGCTACAGCCGATGCTCCAATTTGAGTTGCTTTTGCATAAGGACCAATCATAGGCACATTAACGAGATAAGAAGCCCAATGAGCTAATGATGTAGCAGGTTTAGAGATAACTCCATCCTGTTGATATTCATCAACTTTCTGTTTCTTAGCTTGCATAGCCAACGAGACTGTGTTACCATGCAATTCAATATCTTCCATCCAAGCATAAATCTTAACAGTCACACCAGTGACAGAGGCACCATTTGCACTTTGCAAACCAGAATAGGTGATGTTACGAAGTCTACCGAGAGCTGCAACCGAAGCTGCGTTAGTGACAGTAACATAATTATAAGGCCACACAAAAGGCAATATCATTTCTCCTCCCATATTTGCTCGCAAATCAATCCAAATGTGCGGTTTCTGCGATTGCGGAACAAGAGCAGTAACTGAAGTGTTATCAATAGGTTGAACAAACGTAGGAGTAGGGGTATAATTAATCAACATAGCACCATAATAAAATGGTGATGCATTAACAACTACTTTAATATGCATATTTCCACGGAAATAAGCAAAATTATCAATTTTCTTCTTTATCTCTGTAGCGCCCAAGAACAAAGTCCATGGATCAATATCAGCATCAGAAACACCAGCAGGCAACCAGTTAATCGTATGAATAAGCGTAGGACGTCGAAGAAAATCTCCCATCTCTTGGGGGGAGGTATCCGTTGCGAAATCTGGTGATGCAGCAGGAAACGAATAAAATTGCGTTTCTTTGGTGTCATCAAATTCTACAGTTTCCACTTCGGATTGATATCCATAAATTTGAGAACATTCCTTGTTCTCACAGGTCGATTGATTTAGCTCAATCGCCAAGCTTTCGCAGAATCCGTGGTCTGCGGCCTCAATTATAGGATTTTGAATTATTTTTACGACATAAGAGGTAATTGGTCTACATATGAAGAGAAATTTTATGAAATTTCTAAAAACCTAGATTTTATCGTGTCTCACCACGAATGTAAGATTTTAGCGTGTCTCACCACTAGGTGTGAATTGTTCGCGCAATTCACGTAAGACACACACATCTCAGAGAGATGTATGTGAATAAAGGAATTTGTTTAACAGTACCTATATAACACATAAAGTGCCACAGGCGTGAAAAACAAATAAAAACTCATGAAATGAAAAATTGTTATATAAAAGCACAACAAATAAGCCAAAGGTTCATTTAACCAAAGAGTTGTAGCCATGTATGCAAAATGCATAGCCAACGGTATCTTCTCTTTCATTTGTTGCTCGTGTGCCAATATACCAAACATGTCAGCTCCAGTGGTGTCAACATTGTACATCTCAACATATATAAACATACACAAAAATGAAGCTAAAACAAAAATACAACCACTAGTAACACGGCATCCTCTCAAGTAATCCAATTCATCATTAATTTGCACAGTGGTTTCTTTCTGTATTCTATCAAAGAAGGCATTAAATTGTTTCAATTTCTCTTCATCAAGAATCACCTCTTGTTTAGATTGTTTAGAATATTTTTCAATATCCTGATTTTCAAAATACGCTTCTGAACTAACAAGATACCTATTAATCAATTCATCCCAATCAGGTAAATGACAGGGCATATATTCTTCTAATTCATATTCTGCAATAATTGTCAGAAGATATTCATGCCATTCGTCAAAATATACACGACCATGCCAAAACCATTCACCATTAGCTGCTAAGATTACACTACAAATACGATATTTCTCTGATACAAACTTGCTTCGTTCACCAATCATTAAACTACCTATTATAGAATCTTCATCAAGTGGACAGACATATCTGCCTACCTCATGTTCAAATCTAAATTTTCTTTTGAGAAAAGAAGAATCAGATATATGAATATAAGGTACGCTCTCAGATATCTTATCAGCCATGGTGTAAGTTACATTGATCAAAGCCAAAGCTTCACTAATAGACTTATGATTAAACCAATCACACTTACTATTAACATTCATGCCATTGTCATCACCATATGTAATTAAATGCACATTATCCTTAAAATCAAAACACGATAATTCTATAGGATTATGCATACAATATGCATATCTCATGTATAAACAATTAACAATACTATTGATGGTGACAGTCAACGCATGACCTGATGGATTCTTACCTATCAATTCAATCAAATCACCTTTAACATCAGCATAAGCATAAACAATGTCATACATAATACCTGTGATGATAGTAATATGATCATCGGAACACTTTGCCAATTTATGAAAGGATATAATGACTTCAAAAGCAGCAATCAAAAATTCAGGTGGCATGGAAGTATCAAAAGCCTTAAAATCTCCAAATACACAATTATCTTCACCAAAATGAGTCAAATAATTATATAAAGAGTCCCATTCAGCACTTTGTGCCTCAATACCAGGTGCACTTTCAAAAAAGAATTTATTTCGCTGCATAACTCTGACAAATGACAACAAATACTTTCGCATTACATAAGTAAAATCAATGGGCGCTCCCATAAACATACGAATTTTATGCTCAGCATTTTTGGCTTCAGATATAGCTTTGTCTTTCAATGAACCAGAAAAGACGGGACAAGCCCGCTCATGATTCAAATATTTAACAATGATACCCTCTGCTCTCTCTAAAATTTCAGGAGTGAACTTCTTACAATTATCATATCCTGGAACTTCAATAGTATCCATAAAATACTTCTTGCTTTTATTCCATGGAAAACCAGCGCTAGTTCTACGATTAATAGAATCAATGAATCTAACACCGGGAGCACCATTTGTGATTGTCAAATCATCATATACAGTTAACAAATTTAGTTCTTTAGGATCAATTTGATTCCAATCATTAATCAAGCCTGCAGTAGCGCATTCTAAAACATTCAAATCAACAGGTGGCGTATCAGAAACCAATTTCAATAAATTAGCTCTAATAGGTTGCCAACCTTTCATGTCAGGAACCACTAAATCAGTTTTGTATCCATCTCTTTCAAGACTGGATCTAATAAGTGTGTCCTGTACATTTGACTTTAAATGTGCACGAAATCCTACAAATGATCCAAAAACTCTGGCATTACCTTCTTTAATAAATCTTACTGGACTTTTCACATGCAAATCAGACAATATCTTTTCAGAACTTTGAGATTTAAAAGTGGGTTTACCAGCGTGAAATAACTTAGTAAAATCCATATATTTGGAAAGCTCATCCATATCAATGATAGCACAAGCTGCTTTGTTACCATAACCAGCTGAATGTATTCCACCAATGACAGGACCTTGACCAGTTTGCAAAACATAAGCAGAGCCACAATCACCATCAACAGTGGCGGGTGTGGCAAAACCATCAAGTGCCATAGTATATTCACCTGTTTCAAGTAACACATTACGATATTTGATAGCTTTAATTGACTTTTTAATTACAGAACCTGATCTATTTTTGCCAATCATAACGGCATCACCAACAAAACTTTTAACAGCAGATCCCATAAAGAGACCTGTAATATCAGCTCTAGGCGATACCTTATACAAATGGAAAAAAGCTAAATCACCTATGCGCATGATATCATCTTCGCGAAGAACATGTCGTGTAACATTTCCTAATGCAAAGGATGAACCACACACAATATCAACTGGTATTTCTTCAATTTTAGGTATAGAATGACTAGTAGTAACATATAATTGACCACCTACACAAAGAGCAGAACTAATCTCACGCACTAAATCTCCATTATTTCGGAAATAAAATGCACAATTAATAGTATTTTTAACTATTTGTGCTTCAATCTGTTCGTTTGTAAATCCTTTCCAAGATTTGGTTAAGCGCCCAACATCAAAATTACTCACTTCATAATCAGGATTAAACCAAACATTTTCTTTTTCGTTCCCAGTTGGTCTAGTACCAGTATCTAAATGCCCTTGATGATCATACATACTTTTAACATTACACCACACTAAATATGCTGCAATGAAAGTGGTCAAAATTGAAACAAGTGCAACCAATACATATGGCATCTTAAAAGATTCATATACATACTGACCAGCAACCTTTATTGCTTCAAGATAATCAAAATCACATAATGATTCCCATGTGTGTTTTAAAATTGATCTCACTGAAAATGTTTTCTGCAAATAAAAGAAAGCTTGCTCTGCTTTTTGCTTATACAAGAACACAAACATTTGACCCGCTCTATAAAAGAGCAAATCTATACAATGAACGCATATATTCCAAAAATTTGCAAAAACAAAATCTAACATTACAAAATATAACACAAAAATTAAAGTTTTAAAAGAATAAAAACAAACAGATTCCATCAGGGCCTGTTGTTCATATCCATCACATATGCAATAATCTTCTGGCAATTTACAATGTACACATGTTTGTTTATTATCAATAGACATCAATTCTCTTGACAAACAAGTGCATGATAATTTCATCTCATTACATCGACTACATTTAGATGAAAATGAAGGTCTTAATGCCTTGCGATTACCACATGTGCATTGCAAAGCTGGCACTTGACAATTGTCACACAATTTAGTTGTCAACATCGTATTAAGATTATGAAATATCTTGTCTTGAACTGTATTATGATCAAAAATTAATTTATTATACCACAAAATAAAATCCGCTATGTTAGTAAATTTACATACCTCACGGAGCTCAAAAGGTTTGTTGTAAGGATTAGATCTGTCAGCAGTACTTGTAGGTAATAACTTCACTTCTTTCAAAGTGAAATTCCACCAATCAGGATATGCGCCCTCTATAGGATCAGGTAATTTTGTGGAATCCATAATACCATTGGCATCTTTATATTCATCTTTAGGTGCTACTACAATATGGTATTTCATTCTACGAGCCGCAGCTGCAGGTGTCGCAAAATAATGGTGCAAATGTAAATTGGGTGAGTTGGTTGTGACTATAGCCAATTCACAAGAAATAGGACATTTGCCTTTATCTTCAATTGCTGCCATATTAGCCATTTTTGGAGCATTGTTAAAAATACCAATGACATTCTTGAAACTTTCTGGAATACCCACTGTGGTAGCGGGATTTTCTGATCCTAAATCATCAATAATAAGACTCCATTTGTATGATTTAAAACCATCCATGTGCTTTGCCAAAGCATCCATAATAAAACGGCTGTCAAAAGAAACATCCTTATTGCGAATAGCAGCAAAATGAATATGCATCAAATCAGCTACAGTTGTTTTAGCACCACCAACATCACCTTCAAGCACCACAACAAGTGGCGCCCTCCGAGTGGCATTAGCACTACCTGAATTGATGAAGGAAGCTTTAACTTCTTGCAATCGCATAACTGTACTTCGAATTGAAGTTATGGTCATTTTAGGTATATCACATGACATTTTCAAAATATCAACACCTTGATCTAACAAAAATTGCAAGTCTCTTTGGAACGTATGTATATCAATTCCGTGAGGAACTGGATTACACAAATATTTGGATTTCGCAATCATTTCATTACTTTTCACAAGCCATACTTCATAGCTCTTCCCAGAATGGAATATAGTACTAATTTCACCACTGTAGAAAATTTGATAACCTTTTTCAGTGAGAAATAATAAAGTATCTAAAATGGTATGCATCATATCAATTTGAAACATAGTTTCATTGTTATAGATTTCTTTATCCACTTTAGCAATGAACTTAGCATCCACTTGTTTTTCACAACGCGATGTATATAATGCACTAGCAGTCATGAACATCATAACTTTATGCACTTTATGCCAAAGCTCAGTTTTAACCAACTTTGGCCATAAATCAAGCTTATCTTTAGCAGAATGCAACATCTCAGTAATGGTCACTTCTTCAAACAAACCCTGAAGATTCAATGGAATATCAGAGTCATCAAATAATGATGTAATATAACGCTGAAGCTGTGCCAATAGACCCTTTGAAAAAGGATACACATGGCATTGTGATTGTAACTTATAAAAAACCATAGCAGCAGCTGTAATATCATATGCGTTTTGTGAGCGCAATGCTTGATAAGCAAAAATAGCAACATTTTCCAGAAGATAAACCACTTCTGGAGGCATCATAGATGATAAATCTATTGGCAAAAGAGCCAACAAATTACCACTCTGATGTTTATAAACCACCTTTGGTGATTTATATGGCAAACATAATAAATTTTTAACATAATTGGTTTTACGTAACAAAGCGAGTCTACGTAAGATGGCACGATATTTAAGAAGAATTTTGCAAGGCGTTACCTTGACATCATTTTCGTTTCTACAAGAGGTTGTCATCATACTTAGGACTGAGGGGGGGGGGGTGCTAGATTATTTTCCATCAATCTAGCAGACGGCTACACATTAGTTTAAAGTCTAATAGCTCATAGACTGGATCTACCAATAGAAAAGGGGGAGTATGCTAATTCTCCCGACGCTCGGAATAACCCAATTCTGACATCATAAATTACAAATAGTAGTTACTTAAGCTACTACGAATAATCTATGACCTATGTACATTCGACACTACAAACAATCGTGTCATTTGGGATAGAATATATAACCCTGAGCTTACTAGCAATCAGCTCAAAACAATAAAAGAAATTTTTATATCATCAGGTTAAAAAAACTCAAAGAGTACTGATAATTTTAGATGTATTTTTAATTTTAACGTGCGAATAATCGCACGATTTCACCATTACAAAAACGGCAAAATGTATTCTCGTTTAATATAAAAGAAGACACTATGTCTTAAAATTGGGGTTTTTGATAGGTAGCAAAGCTATCATACTCAGAAACAACATTTATAACACTCAAATAAAAAGAAGAGGTATAATAATACAGGCGTATGCCATAAGAGGAGTTAACTTCCTCATACAGGTACGTGCCATAAAATATAGCAATAATAATATTTGAGAAAGTTAATGCATGGATATAA